ATCCAGTCAGTCACGTATTTCACGTGCCCTTCGTGGGATTTCAACCACGTACTATAGATGCTAGGTAGTTCATCAAACAGATGATAAACTTTTGCAACAGGTGAGTTCATTCCTCTGAGGAATGGTCTCAATACCTGGTCTTTGAAAGCTCCCACATTAACATTTAAGTCAATTGGGACTCTTCTAACGAGATTTAACACGTCAGAATTGAAGTCTACTTTGGCAATATTTGCTAAGTAAACTACTTTCATCGCGTGATTCATTCTTCTGAATGAAGATTTCACAGCTTTATAACCGTACCCCAGTATATGGGCCTGTTTTAGAAAACTCAGATTCTGAGATTTCGCAAAAGCTGACCAGTGACTTAAAGCACCAGGCTGTGTAGCTAAGGACAAATCTCTTAATGAGACAGGACTTACGTCCACTCCGTTAACGAAGGTTCTCTTAGCGAACTCTAACCCTAAGCCTTTCGGGCTAAGAAGGGATTTATTCAAGTTCACAGACACACCTAATCTTTCCATTAGTGAAAGATAGGCGTCTGCTACACACTTGTCGCAGATTACTAAATCATCACCTAATAAGGCGTAATTTTTGTAAATCTGACCCGGTCTTAATAGACCACTGTTCCAAGCTGAGGCTTGAACTATAAAGTGATGAGTTAAGGCTAACATAGCCCAACTACTCAGAGCTCCCATAGGTTGACCAACAGCGTACCTTACATGTCCGACAGCTCCATGTTTAGAGTTGTCATAATGTTTAGGTGATCTGTAATGGTAATCCCTATTGACCAAGATGTTTCGCCACAGTGTTCCAAAATTTGGAACTAGGCTACTTAACCATTGGTTCAATAATCGTTCTTGGATGATTATGGGTAATCGATCAGTTGCTGCTGAGAGATCTAATGAATAGAACTCTTTAGCACCTCTTCGCAGTAATCTGTGAATAGGTCGCAACTGATTAAAAGTACCATCCATAGGGACTCGTCTTAGTAAAACAAAGATGAGTTTGTGGAGAGGGTACAGTAACCATTGAGTGTAACAATCAACGATTGCGAATACTCTAAGTTTACCTGCCGCTTCTTCCTTAAAAGAAAGTTTTCCGGACGGTAATCCAGGTCGCCCTGCTAACAGAGCGGATAACTTATAGGCTGAAATCAGCTTTCTAAGTTTCACGTTGATAGCATCGGCTAGCGTCATAAAATCGTCGAAATAGTCTGAATGGACTAAAGCGACTAATGACCTAAACATCACCAAAAGGTGAGTTGACCACAGATTTTGACCGTCAACGGTAAAATTCATTGGGGAAGACCGCAAGATAGTAAAGAATCGACTATTTTTCTCGAAGAATCGAGGAAGGTCGACTTTCAATCTCA